CGCGAGATTAATTTTCACCAAAACCATCCATCGTAAATATTACTTGAGAATCTCAGGTAATATTTACGATGGATGGTTTTGGTGAAAATTAATCTCGCGGGTGGTTCATCTCAACAATATTCGCTACCTTTCAATGCTGAGAGGAGCGTCAATTTATATCCTATTGTAGACCCTCGCGGCTCAGACAATGCTTCTTTATATAATACACCAGGTTTGAGTTTGTTTGGCACTTACGGAACAGGTGCAATACGTGGGTGCTATGCTGCTAGCACAGGCAGAGCTTTTGTAGTTAGCGGTTCTATTTTATATGAAATCTTTGCGGATGGCAGCAGTACAAACAGAGGTTCATTAGCAAGCTCAAGCGGTATTGTGACAGTTGCTGACAATGGCGTTCAATTAGGTATTTGTGACGGACAGAAAGCGTATATGTTTACTTACGCCACAAACGTATTAGTGCAAGTTACAGACCCTGATTTTCCTTCTAGCGTAGGGGCTATTGGATATATTGATAGCTACTTTATGGTTAATGAGAATAACACAGGCAAATGGTATATTTCGGCTTTATTAAACGGGCTTTCATGGGATGCACTAGACTTTGCGACTGCTGAATCTAGCCCTGATAAGCTTAATCGCGCATTTAACTTTCTTGGCTATGTTGGATTGTTTGGCGATAGAACATTAGAGCTGTGGCGTAATACAGGCGACAGTGCGTTTCCTTTTGCTAAAGTATCAAGTTCGACTCCTATAGGATGCGAAGCTCCTTATACTATTACAAGCGTTGATACTTCTGTTTATTGGGTTGGTGCGAATGAACAGGGAAGCGGTATTGTTTACCAAGCGCAGGGATTTACTCCGAAGCGTATTTCTACTGAGCCTATTGAAAAGCTATTGCAAGCGGTTTTAGACCCAACGCAATTACGCGGCTGGGCATATCAAGAGCAGGGACATGTATTTTATGCAATTACAGGCTCGGATTTAGAAACAACTCTGGTATATGACCTTAACACGCAATTATGGCATGAGAGAGCTTGGCGCAATGAGCAAGGTGAGTTTGAGCAGCATAGAGCCGCTTGTGTTATGAGAGTATTTGATAAACTGTTGGTTGGCGATAGAGAGAATGGCAAAGTTTATGAGATGTCCTTAGATTATTATGATGATGCTGGTGATCCAAAACATTGGGTGCGTATTCTAACACATTTGATTGACGAATTGAATTATATAAGGTATAATAGTTTGCAGATAGGCTTTGAAATGGGTGTAGGTTTACAATCAGGTCAAGGTTCAGCGCCGCGGGTTAATCTTAGAGTTAGCTCAGACGGAGCGCGTACTTGGAGTAATTATTACTCAAAAAGTATTGGCGCAGTAGGTAAATACAAAAATCAAGTTAGATGGCGGCGTTTAGGCATTAGTCAAATAAATACATTTGAACTATCAGGCTCTGAACCGGTCAAAACTGTAATAACCGGAGCTTATCTCAACAAATGACAATAACAGTACTACCACCAAGAACCGAGCCGATGATTGACGATGATAAATTCGCAACTCTAAACTGGACTGCGTTTTTTGATAGCTTAGCTGCGGGTGATGCTGGCACGTCATGGACTCCGACATTTGTAGGCTTAACAGAAGTAGGTGGAGCTGCGACTATCACAGGTGTTTATTACCGCATAAGTGCGAAGCTATGCTATTTCAAAATTGTTATTACACCAGTTACAAACACATCAGCAACGCTTGGAACGACATATTGCAATAACTTTCCATTAGCTATACAAGGCGCGAACGTAGCCACAACAGTATCGGGTTCTACAGCAGCATCAGCGGGTGCGAATTCAACAGGAATATATGCTGCTACATGGTCGCTTATAACTTCACCAGTCACAATCACAGGAACAATAGAGGCAAACTAAATGGATAATATGATGCAAGAACAAATACCAGCGGATGCACCGGAGGAAGGTCGCGCAACAGATACAGTTGTAGGGCATTTAACTCTTGGCGAGATAGTTTTGCCAAGGGATTTAACTGATAATCCTGAAGTTTTGCAGCTTTTACAACAGCTATTCCAAAAAGCCGGATTAGATATGCAGGAATTTGTTGTAGGTTCTCCTAACAATAAAATTAACCCTGAAACTGGTTATCCTGAATTTTTTAGCTTAGGTAAGCTATTTAAATTTGCAGCTCCGTTAGCTTTGTCAGTTTTTGCCCCTGGTGTAGGCTCTGCTATTGGTGGTTCATTGCTAGGCGCAGGAGCGGCAGGTTCTGCTACATTAGGAAACGCTTTGCTTGGTGGTGGTATTGGCGCATTGACAGGTGGGGGGCTAAAAGGCGCTTTAACAGGTGCAGCTCTAGGTGGCGTAGGTGCTAATATTGGCGAATTAGGAAATATTGGAGCAGGCGGGAATATTGCCACAGGAGTAGGTTCTAATCAAGGTTCTGGTATCTTAGGAGCTGTCGGTAAAGCAACAGGATTAAATTCTGGTAGTATTCCTTCGCTTGGTGGGTTAGTTGGCGGCACAGGTGGCGGCTCATCTTTTGCTGGATTGGGTGCTGGATTGGCAAGTGGTTTAGGTGGTTTGGCGAATGCAGATGCTATTAAAAAAGCTCAGCAACAGCAATTAGAGGCTCAACGTCAACAATTAGCTAATATTGGCACATTTGACCCTTCCAATATCACTAATGATGCTGGTTATCAATTTAATTTAGCTCAAGGGCAGCAGGGGATTGACAGAAGTTTAGCTGCGCAAGGTGGGTTGCAATCAGGTAAAGCATTAAAGGCTGCTGCTGAATATAATCAGAAATATGCTGATAATGCTTTGAATAGTGCATATCAGCGTTATCTTGACAAGATTAATGCACAGAATGCTGTTTATGGTCAAACTGGCGATATTAAGGCAGCGAGCGGATTGGCTAAAGCTCAAAACTTAGCACAAACTGCAAGCGGTATTCTGAATCCACAACCTTCTCTTGAAGATTTATTGAGATTATACAGAGGATAATTATGCCAATACAAACATCAGGCGCAGACGCTAGTATTTATAGAAATATAAAGGGTTTTAATGATTATAATGCCGCTGCTCAACAACAGGGCTTGGCTAGTGCGTTGGCTGCTGCTCAGATTCAAGGGCAAATGCAAGATAGACTATTAAAGCAAAAACAATTAGAGCAAGGCGTTGATGCGCCAGCAGCGGTTAGAGAATATCAATTCTTTAATCAGTTGCCACCTGAACAGCAAAAGCAATTCCTTACAGTTAAGCGTGCTGCGCAAATTCAGAATCTTGGTAGTGGGTTTGGCGTTTATAATCCAGTCGGCGGTGGTGTTACTCCAATTCAAGGCGGTAATATAGAGCTTACTCCTGCACAACAAGCTGAAGAAGATAGAAAGCTTCGTGAAGCTGAGGATATGTTTAATCGTGGCTTGGATGTAAAGCAAAAAGCTTTAGAAGCAACTTATCGTTTAGTCGGTAAGCCTAATCCTGAAACGGGAGAGCTTGAAGGTGGTAATATTGAGGGTGTAAGAGCTAACAGAGGCGGCTTTAGTCAAATGCTGCCTAACTTTAGTAATGCAGCAGTAGATGCGGAAGCTGATTTAACTACGCTAGAAAACTTGCTTACCACAGAGAATCTAGGATTATTAAAAGGTGTTTTATCTGATACAGACATGAAAGTTCTTGCAAGTATCGGTTCAGGTGAGATTCAAGGCTCGGATAAAAAAGCATTAGGTGCAATTCGCAGGATGCAGCAAGCTTTAAGTGGTAAGGTTGCAGCAGGGCGTGCTATCCAAGCGGAAGGCTTTGGTGGGGAGTTACCTCCTTTACTTTCTGACCCTAATATTGATTTTATCGATGCTCCACAATTTGGCGATGGTATGGGTAATGAGCCTAAGAAAACCGCTAGAACACAAGCCGAGAAATTCAAGAAGCCAAAAGCTATTAACTTTGAGGATTTGCCATAATGCCTATGGACGTAACCATGCCAGACGGAACTATAATTCGTAACGTGCCAGACGGAACGACTAAGGCGCAGTTGCAAGCAAAATTAGCTGGTGTAACAAAAATCTCAGAACCTAAGCAAGTGGGTCTGATTGAAGGTATTGGGCAAGATTATAATAAACGCACAGGTGAGGCGAAGAACTCGATTGCTTTGGGCTTGTTAGGCAAAGAAACGCCACTTGAAACTGCCGTAGGTTTAGGCGGTGCAGGTGGTAAATTTGTCGTTGATACTGTTGGCAGGGGCTTAACTGATATGGGTAGGTTTGTTGCTAATAACACCCCAGAAATTATCAAAGAGCCAATACGTGAGGGGGCGCAATATGTTGCTAATTCTCCTGTTGGTGAGGGCGTTAAAGGAGCTGCTCAATATGTAGGCGGCAAGTTAAATGAATTCTCGCAAGAAAATCCTAGAGAAGCTAAATACTTTGGCAATGTAGCTGGAATCATGGGTGCAAGTCCAGCCGCTGAAGGATTCATGGCTTTGAATAATGCAGCAAATAAAGTAGTTGTCAGCGGTGTAAAAGCTGGCGCTAAAGGTGCAAGCAAAGTTGGAATAAAGGGGTTAGAAAAACTTGCAACTCCGAAAAACATTCTACCAAATGCAGAGCAGTTAAAAGAGATGGGTGTAGCTTCTTACAAAAGGGCTTCAGATACTGGTGAAGTGTTTGCGCCTGAGTTAGGAACAGGTTTTGCACGTTCTATTGAAGCAGCTAAACCCGCTAAAATTGGTGGTGTTGTAGATAGCGATGTTGCAGTTGAGTTAGAAAGGACTTTAGGTAAATACAAAAATCTAGATGGTAAAAGACTAACCATTGATGAAATTGATATTATAGATAAAGATTTGAGCGATATTAAAGGACAAGCATATAGCTCTGGTAAGAATAAGCTGGGTGAAGAAATAGGTAATATCCAAAACTCCTTGCGTAACTCAGTAAGTGAAAGCCCTGCTGGTAAGGCATTAAGCGAAGCTAGAGATTTTTATCGTAAAGGCTTCCAAATGGACGATATTGAAAGAATCTTCCGCAACGCTGAAGGCAGACCAAACGAAGCTAATATTATTCAAACTGGCTTTAGAAATCTTGCTAATCAGGCACGTAAAAAAGGCAGTGGTTATAGTAAGGCGCAAATTAAATTAATGGATAAAGCTGCGAAAGGCGGCATGAGTATTGATGCTCTAAAATTAGCTTCTAGTAGATTGCTTACAATAGGTTCAGGATTAGGAGGTGGTATTGCCCCTGCCGCTAGTGCATATATGATTAATCAAGCCGCGGGCGCAGGAGCAACTACGCTACAAGCAGCAAAAGCAGGTAAGGTTGCCAAATCTATTGTTGGTGATTTAAGAGTACCGGCAGACCCTTCAATGCTTAATAAAGCAGCGCAAAACCTTTTAGAGCGTGTTAAGGCAGGGCAGAAAATAACACCAAAAGATTTAAAGGACGTCCCTCCAAGGCAGATTAATGAAATTATGAAGGCTAAGCGTATCGAGCCTACTATCAACTTGAAAAACACAAAAAAATAATATAGGATTTATACCATGACCGCAGTTTTAGCAACGCCTCCATTCTTAGCATTTTATGATAATGATGGTAATCCACTCGCTAATGGATTGATTTATACATATGCTGCTGGCACATCATTCTCTGTGCCAAAAGCTACTTACACAGATTCTACAGGTGTAACGCCTATGACTAACCCAATCCAGCTTGATTCTGCTGGGCGTTCTACTTGGTGGTTAATCGGTTCTTATGGATATGTAGTAAAAGATTCTTTGGGTAATACTATCAGAACCACTGATAATGTAACTGCATTTACAACGCTTGCAGCTTCAGCTAACCCTTATTTTCAGACTTTTAGCGGCGATGATACTACTACTGTTTTTACAGCTTCTCAAGATTTAGGCACGGAAGAAAAAGCTATTTATGTTTGGGTAGATAATGGCACTCCTAATATCGTGACAAATGGCACATTTACAACAGATAGCGACTGGACAAAAGGTGCGGGCTGGACGATTGCCACAGGTACAGCCATAGCAACAGGTGCTATTTCTACAGCAATATCACAAACTAGCTCTGTGACTTTGGTGGAAGGAACGGCTTACACAGTTACATACACTATAACACGTAGCGCAGGCGGATTAATTCCTTCTATTGGTGGGCAAAACGGAACTGAGCGCACAGCATCAGGCACTTATCATGAAGTTATTGTAGCTGGCTCAAGCCAAACACTTGCATTTACAGGTAATGGCTTCACAGGAACATTAGACAATGTGACTATTGCCTTAGCTAATGGTAAGGGTTATCAGATTCAGAATCCTAATACTTATACTATTAATGGCACTTCTTTAACTTTTGCTACAGCACCAAAGACTGGCACTAATAATATTTACGTGACATCGCCATCATTATTAGTAAACGCAGCTAGTGCAGCAGCAGCAGC